GGATTTGTTTATCGTGTACCGCCTAGCATCTAGTGCTGATTGATCCACTGTAGCGCTTGCTGTCTTTAACGGGCTTTCCGCCACTACCTCATGTCGTCTGTGACTACCGTACTTCAGCGCCTTTCGCACCGTATCGCCTGCTACCCGTTTGCACGTATCGCAATGCTACCCGCTGCTACTCAATGCTGCTACCTGTAGACCAGTCCCAACTGTCGGCTAAGACTCGCTACCTCTAGGGCTGTATCGTTATGCTGGCCCATTGTGTCACGCCTACATCGCGTGATAGCGTCCCTTCGTGCGTTGATCGGTTTCACACCGCGCCTTAGTGCGTCTGGGCTAACTCCTGATAGCGGGAATGCCTCTCAGGTATCAATGCCACTACGCCTTGCAATTTCTCGTATCAGCCTGCTCTACCCGCCACGCTTCGAACTGTTCGTCAGTCCGCTTGTCCCTAGCCGTTGCGTATCGTGCCGCTTACCCGCTGCGTTGCTATCCGCAGAACTATCTCACCGTGTGAGACTGTCGCGCTACTCGCTGTAGCGTGGTAGCTTGCCCGGCTTTACCGGCCGTCTAGGCTACCGCGTTGATGCTTGTTCGCTTACTCGTCAGCACTCGTTACCTGCTGACTACTACGCTGCGTATCTGCCCGCTCACCTGCTAACCAACATCGCTAACAGTCTATCGCTTGCTACCCGCTGCGTTGCTGCCTACTACGCTTCGCATGTTAGAGACTAGTTCCTAGCTTGTCAACTACTTATTTGCTAGGTGCTAACCCTTAGTGTCTAGCGAGTCTTAGTCCGCTGCCCTTGGGCTTACGTTTCAGCTTACCTGCTAAACACTGCGTTGCTTACTGCTCACTGCATGAAACCGAAGTATACAGAGTCTGTTAGAGCTTGCAACAACTATTTGCGTAGGTGCAAACCCTAGTGCTACACATTACCCTTAACTTTGATCGGTCTCCCCTTGTTAGTCCCTGTGCGCCTGCCCTTGCCTAGCTCACTAGACCATGCCTTAGCATGCGCTGTAGCTTGCTCCAATGCTGTAGCCTGATCCATGCCACTAGCTAGTAGCTCTTTGAGCTTGATGTCTAACTTAACTGCATACTGCTTCTGTTGATACCTGAACCTATCTAATGAACCCATGCAATCTCCTATGTATATCAATGAGTTAAACCATGTTGCACCATGATAGTGCTAGACCATCCAATAGAATGCCACAATTGGATGGTAGCCAATCAGAAGCGCAAGCGGGTGAGGCGATAGCCGATCCTCGCGAAGCAAGACATGCTACCTAGAGCTACATAGTACTACACCATGTACTGCCAGTGATACATACATGAGATACACAGAGATACCATGAGAGTATCAATGAGAGATACACAGAGTAATACTCATGTAGACACAAGGAATGAAAGAGACAGATAGCACACGAACACGTAGGTCGAGCGATAGCGAGACACGTGTGTATCACTGCGTATCACCATGTGTATCCGATCCATCCTCATGCGCTGCTACCGATCCCGTTGCAATCACTGCTGCACTGTGCTAGGCGCTAGAGCTAAGCACTCAGCTATCACTTGACATAATGTACGTTAGCAACCACTCGGGTTAGTCCCTAGTATCTAGCGCTTGACTGCTGCGCTGTGCTGGCCCATAATGAGGCATGCTCGTAAATCCACGCGAGCAGCGCAGGGCATCGAAACGAGGGTGCCACGGGGGAAATCGGTGCGTGGCGGGTCGGAGAGGCCCTCACACAAATTTTTCAAAATGAAGCCGCTAGTGTAGCTCGCAATCCTCTACGTGCTAACACCGGCAGACCTCACTTCACTAGTTTGCATCCCTCAGCGTACAGGTAGTCTGTCAGGTAAGCCATAGCCTCACCACTAGAGTCCTGCGGGTCCATACCCTTCCAGCTTAAGATGAACAGTACCGCGTGCACTAGCTCGTGCACCAACGTCTGCCTGCTGCCATCGAACACTCCCACGATCACACCACCATCCTTGTGCTCAGTGGTACGCCCTAAGACTCTGTCGTTCTCGGGCGTACCGCTCATGCGGGCAAAGGACTTCGTGCTATCGGTGAAGAACACAGGCTCCCCGTAGGGATGTGCCATGCACCGATGGATCGCCATGATTAGTCCGGTGTCGGCGTAGCGTCAGCCACGGTAGCATCCAACTGCGTCTTGAGCGCGGTGAGGGCGGTGTCCACACCAGCGGCCATGCCGGGATTGCGGCTGTCGCCCAAGTAGTTCTCGACTGCCTTCAGCGCCGTGATTGCTGCGCTCTTAAGTGCTTGGCACTCAGCTTGAGTGCGGTTAGCGATTGCCATGTCATTCTCCTTTGTTGCTGTTAAGGATTGAGTCTGCCCACGCCTTGATGCTGGCGCGGTCGTCGTTAGCCCGCGCTAGTGCATCGCGCAAGGCAAGGGTCCAGCGTGCCCACGATTCGTGCGTGAGCGGGAAGGCCGGTGTGTCTACCTCAATAGGCGAGGCATACGAGACCGGATCAGGGACCACTGGCGGGCTTGGCTTCGTCGGCGCTAGGGAGCACGCCGAGAGCAGCAGCAACGTCAACAGGGACGCGCTGAGCCGCCCACGTAGGGTTCGCCGCGAGGGCTTGGTTGAGGGCATCGGTGCGCTCCTTGGTTTGGGCGGCTGTGACCGCGTTGCGGGCAGCGCGCGTGGACGACTGAGCGAGGAGGGCGGTTCGAGCGGCCCTCTCAGCTTTAACCTGCGCTGTGAGGTCCAGAATGGCCTGCTCCTGCCTGTGCAGCGTGTCGCGGGTAAACACCCACGAGACTCCCGCGCCGACCGCCACAGCGACCGCCAGAAGCCCTGCAATGAGATACACTTTGAATTGGGTCATGGTGCACCCTCCGGTAGATCACGAAGGCACAGCGCCAACTCCGCGATGCGCCGGTTATAGAGCCCTTGGAGCCGTCGCCCGCCCGCGCTGGTCCATTGCATCAGGACCGCGCAAGCAGCGGCAGGGCGGTGCGTATTCAGCAGCCGTAGGTGGCTCGGCACCGCGCCCGACTTCAGGATGCAGAAGCCATCCTTCACGCCACGCGCGCCGGGGCCGACATTCAGCGTGAAGCTCGTCCACGCGTTCAACTCGCCGTTGGTGAGCGGGCCGGTGTAGCAGCGCCGAACCGTGGCCTCTGCCGTGCGTAGATCGCTCACAGTGGCCTCGTCGCATTGCGCCTGAGTAACCCTAGCCTGACGCGCCAGCGGCCCCGTGGTGCCCCGGCAAATGGTGCGGATGCCCACAGGGTCGATGTAGCTCTTGGTCATGTCGGCGGCGGGCTCGAATCGGTCAACGATGGACCAAGCGCCACCGAGCCCGAGACTAGCCGCTAGTGCCGCCCCGGTCAGTACTTTCTTCAGGTCCATCTTTCTTCCTCACAAGGTTGTTGTAGAACAGCCAGAACAACTGGCACAGGATCAACACCGCAGAGAGGATCAGCACCCAGCTTTGAAGCGGGACGCCGAACACACTCAGGGTGAGGTTCGTTGCTGCGGGTGCAGCCGTGGCCGCTTCCCTAAGTGTGTCTTTCATGCTCATTTGCGGCCCCTTCGCCGTTGCACGAGCCCACGCGCGCCAGTGCCCTTGTTCTTGGCACCAGCGTCGTCGTAGCCCATTGGGTTAGCCATCCATTCCTGAGAGGCTTCTTGCTTACGCTTCTCTGCTGCTTTCTCCTCGTCCTCTGCAAGCCGGTGCTTGTGGAACCGGACTGCGCCCGCAACAGCTTCGATACGGTCGTCGTGGGGGAGGGAGTTACGGTCGGTCGTGATGTTCACGATCTGCGACCACAGAGACATAGCGCCGCGTTTCTCGATAGAGTGCTGCGCGTTGAACTTCTCGTCGTCTGCAAAGACGCGAGGATGAACAACGATCCTATGGCGCTGCATAGCGCCTACCAGCGAGTCGATGATGCGCCGCTCCTTCTGGCCGGTGCTGTACTCGCCCTCAATGATGATGTCCTTGAAGAAGGGGTCATTGACTGCTTCCTTATCGACCTCGCCGCGCAGGTTGATCTCGAACAGGCCGTGGCCCATGTTCGATTCGACCTTCACGTGCTTAACGCCGAACTCCTTCAGGACTGCCAAGATTTTACCGGCGTTGCCGCCGACTCCGTTGGTCAGCCCGCCCCGCAAGCCACCCACCGTCAACAGATGGATGTACGGGCCTAGCGCGCCAGTGCACGCGTAGGCTAACTCGTCCGCGCCACCGCCTGCCGGGTCGATGTACATAATGAGGTCGAGCAGCTTGCCGTACCCACACTGCGCTAGGGCAGGGTAGTACATGCGAGTCTGCGTCACCGGGAAGTTAGCCGGGAGAGGAACCATTAGTGAAGCATCGGCGCGGTAGGGGATGATCTCCGGCACGTTCTGCCAATCGAAGTTAGCGACGATCAGGTCACTGAGTTTCAACTGCTGCCGCATCGCGTCTGCGAGCGACGTGTCCAGCATGTACTGCAACTGGAAGCCCTCGGGGCCTTGGTCCAGTTCCTTCTCGATCAGCGCTTCGTTGCCGTAGCGCTCGGGATCGGTTGGGGCACCGCGCGAGCCGTCGAGGCCGTAGCCTTTCTGGAGGGCGGGGTTAGCCCGAATGCGATCAATAAGTAGCGGGGCCAGTCGGTCGCCATACTTCTCCATTTCCTCGTCGGAGGGGTAACGTCCCGGCCAGATGCGGATAGCAAACCCGCGCCCCGGCAGAGTGTTGTAAATGGAGTCCTTCGTCTGAGGCGTGCCCAAGTACAGAATGTGCCCATCGCTACAGATCGACGTGAACTCCTTCGAGAGTTGCAGCAAGTGCGCGCGCTGGGTCATCGTCAGGCCGTTCTTCGTTGTCTCGATGTCATCCGGGATCAACAGGTCGGCGCGCTTACCCTGCAACTGCGCAGTGATACCCACACATGCCACCGAGGGCGACTTGTCGATCACGCCGCGTAGGGCGTAGTGCACATCGAAGCCGTCTGTGATGGAAGTGCGGTCCCCGGCGCTGCGGTCGGGGCGTAGGTACTCAAAGATGTCCCATGTGGTAATTAGGCGAACAACTAGCGTTGCGACTTCAGATGCCTGAGTTTCACCGCCCGAGACAATCAGTACTCGGGTGCTAGGCTTCTGCATCAAACGCCACACCGCGTAAAGCGCAGCCAATGTTGACTTTGCTTCACCGCGTTGTGCCATAACCATTCTGAGACGCGGGCCATGCTCCATGAACTCCGCGATGTCGCCTTGGATGTCAGTCAGACTGAATCCTAAGTACACCATACCGTCCTCCGCGAACTTGCGGAACTCGGTGTAGTGCTCTGCCATGATGATGGCGTGTTGAAACCGCGTTTCAATGTCCATGTCGTTTATGTCCCGGTTGCGGCCTCCTTCTTAACCAAAGCGAGTGCCTTCTGTTTTCGTTCCTCACGAACGCGCGCCTGCTCCTTGAACTTCTCAGCAAGGGCGCTGGTTGTGTCCCTCTCTGCTGGGTCGCACGTGATGTTGTTGTTCTTGAGGAAGTTGGAGATAACGGAGAGAGTCGCGGCATCAGTCGGCATGTCGTCGTTGATGTCGCGCTCCAAGGTCTTGTCCAACTGCTTCGCTAACTTCGCGTGCAACTCCATCAGAGACGCAGTGCTTGCTGCGCCGTCTGACATAGTTAGACCTCCTAAATGTTTGCGGTCGTGTACTGCGTGCTAGTCACCACCGAGCCTGTACCCGCCGAGGTCCAGATCGTATAACGCACCCGTAGCTGTCCGTCTGCACTCATAGCGCCCTCAGCGAGTGAAACTACGTCGCCTTGGGCGTTAGCCTGCGCCGCGTAGAACACCGAGTTGGTGCCCGAGCTAACCTCGTTCCACGTCTGCCGCTGCACGACAATCGCGCCGAGGGTATTGCTCTGTAGGCGACCCTGCGTCTTGGTGAGGATGTTGTCGCCTGCCCACGCCAGAATGGACGAGCCCAAACCAACTACTGCCTCTGAGGTATTGGTGAACGAGGAGCCATACGGACTTTGGACCACCGTGTACGGGCGCTTGTTAAACCATGACGCCACCCCAAAGTCCGTGCCAGTGCCGAGGAAGGTACTGGTGCCACTTGTCACGACCATGCCAACGAGAGTGCGCGTAGCGTCGCCGGTCTTGATGCGAATGCCGGTGTTGGTATCCGTAGCGGGCGCTGTGGCAACTGCCTCAAGCGTCATCGTGGAGCCGTTCATGTACACGTACACGTAGTAGCGCGTCGTCGCGGCTAGGCCGGTGTTGGCGAGGTTCACGCCAGCAGCGGGGATCGCCTGCGGCGTACCGTTGATGATGACGTATAGACCATTGAAGCGCTGCAACTGGCACTGCGTCGTGCTAACGAACACGAAGCGGCACTGGCCCACCGACGCGTTAGCCGCAGCAGCCAGCGCGAGGTTAGCGGTAGTTACCGCGCCGTTGGCGGTCGTCACTGCACCGCCTGCGGTCGAGACTGCTGAACTCGCGTTGCCCTCAGCAGTCGTAAGCCGACCGTCGAAAGTCGTGGCGATGTCGATAGCGTCCTGCGCGTTCTGCTGAATCTGATCCACGTCAGCCGCTGCCGCCTGTGCGTCGTTGCGGTAGCCAAGCGTCACGTCGCGCGCCGTCTCTGCTGCCGTCTTGGCGGTCGCTGCTGCCGA